ACAAAAGATGCTTCATTAAAAGATAAAGAAAAAAACCCTACAGGTGATCATCGTTGTTGGGCTAGTATAAATAATAAAAGTGATGAATTATGGAAAATAAGTAAAGAATTATTTGAAAGTGATACCGTTTTGTTTTTTGCTAGTGTGAGATGGGGTCAAACCAACGGTTTTTATCAGAAATTAATTGAGAGATTGACTTGGATTGAGAACAGACATTCTACTTTGGGAGAAAAAAATATAGTAAAAAACATTGACGCAGGTTTTATTGCAGTTGGACAAAATTGGAACGGAACAACTGTTACAAAAACACAAAAAGATGTACTTCAATTCTTTGGATTCAAAACTCCAGATGAATTATTCTGGAATTGGCAATTCACTGATAACCCTCTTGATGAAACATCTAGATCTTATAAAAAAGCAATCACTGTATTTGATAACACATTTGAAATATGAATAAATTAACTCAATTTTTAGTAGACGGTATATTAAATGATCCAAAGCCAACCTTAAATGAAGGTGGTGCTTATGGACATTTAGCACATCCATATGAAGATATGGAATTAACTTTCCAAGACTTAAGAAAAATGGTAGATCAAGCGTTGATTGGCAATTTAAAAGCGTTTGAAAAAACAGATGGTCAACAACTATCTTTTACATGGAAGGATGGTCAATTGAGACTCGCAAGAAACAAAGGACATTTAAAAAATCAAGGACAAAATGCGTTAACTAAAGATAGTATCAAAGTGATGTTCTTAGATAAACCACAAAACATTCAAGATGCTTTTGGCTTTGCAGTTGAAGATCTTTCTAATGCATTATCAAAAGTTTCACAAGAAGAATTGAATCAAATGTTTGGTAATGGTAAAAAGTTTGCTAGTGTTGAAGTAATTTATCCGGCTACAAAGAATGTAATTCCATACAATTTAAGTATGTTAGTATTTCATGGAATAATTGAATACAATGATTTGGGTGAACCAATTGCGGGTGGTGATGCAGAATCTGGAGTTATACTTGGTAATTTAATTAAAAACGTTAATTCTGATGTACAAAATACATTTACCATCAGAGGACCAAACCAGTTGTTACTATCCAAAGTAAAGAATTTACCTTTAAAACAAAAACAATTTATGTCAATGATTGATCAATTACAAGGATCATTCAGTGACCAAACACAAATTATTGAGTATCATAAAAATTGGTGGAATAATTTCATCAGAGAAAAAGCAGATTCATTTGGATATGCAATTTCACCTGATGTATTGAATTTATTGGTTAAGAGATGGGCTGAATTTGATAAAAGTGTTAGCATAAAAAACATTTTAAAACAAATTAATAATGAAGAATTTAAGAATTTTGTTAGTGCATTTGATAAAGAAAGTCATGAACAACAATATAAAAATAACATCAGACCATTTGAAGAAATTTTCTTAAAATTAGGAGTTGAAGTATTAAAGAATGCAGCTGGATATATGGCAGCATCACCAGATGATGCTGCAAAACAGATAGCAAATGATGTATTAATTCAAGCAAAATCACTTAAATCAAAAGGAGCAACACCAGAACAATTAAATAAATTGAAGAACGAATTGCAAAGATTAAAAATAATTGGAGGGTTGGATAAGATTGTAGGATCAGAAGGATTAACTTTTTATTATAATAATAAAATTTATAAATTGACCGGCCTTTTTGCTCCTGTTAATCAAATTTTAGGATTATTAAAATATCAAAGATAAATTTAGTTATATATAATATAAAGGTTATTTAATCATATGAAAAAAGCATCAGGTAAAAGTAATTTATCCATTGTAAGAGACTATATGGATGGAAATAGACCATTTATTCAAGTCGGTTATGATCCAAATTTAAATAATAATAAGAGAAAAGAAGGTGAAATTTGGGAAGATAGTCAAGGCAGTAAATGGATCTGGAAAAATGGTAGCAAGATAAAAGTACCTAAAATTGCAAAAATTATAATTGAACAAAGATGTAATATTTGCAATGCAGATACTAAATGGGGAAATTATTTGGATCAAAAAGTTTATCCAAAAACAGGCAGATGTTATGACTGTAACATTGCTTTTGATAGTAAATTAAAAATTCTTGGTGTATTTGGGGATTATGAAAAGCATAAAATTTATAAAAGTATGTTTTCAGAGATGAATGACTTTAAGCAACAGATGGAAGAAAGTATTACTTATCTTGAATCTGATAATTCTATGCCTAAATTACAATATTTCAATGAAGATGGTTCACAAGAATTTTGGACAGATGATACTGACATGAAAAGTAAAGTACTAACTGATCTTAAAAAGGATCTGATAAATGTTGTTGAAAGAATTGATGAACTGAATACAAAGATCAGTGAATTAAAATATGATTCATCTATTGAAGAAAAAGCAAAACAGATGACGTTAGAAAAACTCAATAGTCAAGATCAATGAGTGTACAGAAAACGTTAAAAGATGTAATTAAGGATGAGTACAAGAAATGTCTTGTAGAACCTATGTATTTCATGAAGAAATACGTAAAGATTCAACATCAAACAAGAGGTATTATTCCATTTGAATTGTATCCCTTCCAAGAAGACACACTGCAAGATTTCATTGATCATGACAGAAATATTGTATTAAAATCCCGTCAAATGGGTATTTCTACACTTGTTAGCGCATATGCTTTATGGACAATGATATTTCATCCAGGCAAAAACGTATTAATTTTATCTACTGTACAAAATACATCAAAAGAAATTGTATCAAAAATAAGACTTGCAAATAATAGTCTTCCTAGTTGGTTAAAAGTACCAACAGTTGAAGATAATAGATTATCATTAAAGTTTAAGAATGAATCAAGAGTTCTTGCAGCATCTTCAGCAGCTGATAGCGCACGTGGTTTTAGTTCATATCTATTGGTAATGGATGAATGTGCATTTATTGAAAACGCAGAAGAAGTTTGGACATCTGCTCAACAAACAATGGCTACTGGTGGTAGAGCTATTTTATTAAGTACACCAAATGGCGTTGGAAATTTCTTTCATCAAATGTGGGTTGATGCAGAATCAAAGAAAAACACATTTAAAACAATCAGATTAAAGTGGGATAAACATCCTGAAAGAGACCAATTATGGAGAGATAAACAAACTTCAGAATTAGGTATTAAACGAGCTTCACAAGAATGTGATACTGAATTCTTGTCTTCTGGTAATACAGTAGTTGATACCGCAATTATTGAACACTACAGACACAATAAATGTAAACAACCAGTAGAAATGCGTGGCGGTGATCATGGATATTGGATATGGGAATATCCTGATTATACTAGAGATTATATTGTTAGTGCAGACGTTGCTAGAGGTGACGGTGGTGATTATAGTGCATTTCACGTTATTGATGTTGAAACTATGACACAAGTTGCTGAATATAAAGGATTAATAGGTACTAAAGATTATGGTAATATGTTGGTTACAGTGGCTACAGAGTATAATAATGCTTTATTGATTGTAGAAAATGCTAATATAGGATGGGCAGTATTACAACAAATAATAGATAGACAATATCCAAATACGTTCTATAGTAGTGCAGACCTACAATATGTAGATGTAGAAAAACAATTGACAAATAAGATTAATAGAGATGAAAAAAAGATGATACCAGGCTTTACTAATAGTCAAAAAACAAGACCTTTATTGATTTCAAAATTGGAAAGTTATTTCAGAGAAAATTTAGTAGAAGTACGTTCAGTTAGACTAATTGATGAATTGTCAGTATTTATTTGGGATTCAAATAAAGCAACTGCAATGAGAGGATATAATGATGATTTAGTTATGTCACTCAGTATTGGTTTATGGGTAAGAGACACAGCATTAAGACTTAGACAACAAACTATGGAATTAAATAGATCAATGTTGGGTGGTATATCTCGGGTAGGTGCAAGTCAAAATGTGTATAGACCACAATCACTTAAGAGTCAAGAAACATGGCAAATGAATGTTGGATTGACAAATGACAAAAAAGAAGATCTAACTTGGTTACTTTAATATACTTATATATATAATTTATGGCAAATGAAGAATTTCAAATATTAAAACAAAGATCTCTTTTCTCCAAGTTAAGAAGACTGTTTTCCACTGATACAATTATACGTAATGTAGGTGGTAAGAAATTGAAGGTAGTTGATACAGATCAAGCAATGTATGCAACTGACCGTAATACACTTAGAGATCGTTTTAATAGAATTAGAACCAGTGCATATAACCAATATAGCAGAGATTTCACATTAAGTTATCAAGCTGCTCGTATTGAGTTATTTAGAGATTATGATACAATGGATATGGACCCTATCATTAGTTCTGCACTAGACATTTATGCGGATGAATGTGTAACTAAGAATGAATTAGGTGATATTTTAACTGTGCATTCTGAAGATCAAAACATCAAAGAAATTCTAAATAATTTGTTTTATGACATATTAAATATTGAGTTTAATATGTGGAGTTGGACTAGAAATTTAGTTAAGTATGGTGATTTTTATTTGAAACTATACATTAGTCCTGAGTATGGTGTATACTTTGTTGAACCACTAAGTTCTTATAGTGTTAGTCGTGTAGAAAACAGTGATTTAAATAATAAAAATTATACAAAGTTTCAAGTTAATTTACCTGAAGGTGGTAAAATTGAAGAACTTGAAAATTATCAAATTGCACATTTTAGAATGTTAAGTGACAGTAACTTTTTACCGTATGGTAAAAGTATTGTTGAGGGTGCTAGAAGAGTATGGAAACAATTATCATTGATGGAAGACGCAATGTTAATTCACCGTGTAATGCGTGCTCCTGAAAAG